AGTTTTTTAAGTTTGGTAGTTCATTAATCCATGAAAAATAAGCAGTTAGAATATTTTGTACATCAATTATATTTATATTTTCTTCAACCCATTCTTCAGATACTTTATATCTTTCCTTATTTCTGCTCAAGGCAATAGATAATGCAGAAATTAAATTATTCATATCTTCTTCTGTCATGTTATTTGTATCGGCCACTGTAGATAATTTACTTATTTTCCTTAACACTTTTAGTTTTGGTACTTCTACATTTAATATTTTCCCTGTAATTAATTTAATTGTCCAAAATTTTTGAACACCTTTTGTCATATCATACATTTTTTACCTCCTAATAAAGCTATAAAAAAAGACACTTACATTTAAGTAAGTGTCTTTCTCTATGCTGTTTTTAATATTTCTTCTTGATATATAATTAAAGTTCCTTCATCATCACAAGGTTCTGCCTTAAATTCTGCATCGATAACAGTTTCTTTGTCTTTTGCAAATGCAAGTGTGAATCCTGCTTGATTTTTACCTACAATTGTCACTCTTACATCTCCATCGATTTTATCTTTATGTACAAAATGAATAACATAGCTTTTTCCGTCTTGGTTATTAGTACCTCCTATTTTGATTGTTCTAATTCCTTTAGTTGTATCTTCTGTCACTCTTCCTGTACTTACTAATTTCTTTAATGTTTCTGCATTCCATGTCATGATTCCAGATTTTAAGCCTGCCTCTTCTTTTGTTAGGATGGTCTTTTTAACATATCCTAAATCATCTTCTGCAGTATAATTTTCTGGACTGTAGCTTACTTCTGCTCCCCCTTGAATATATCCAAGTAATTTGTCTTCTACTTCTAATACATTGTTTTCTGGAATATTACCATTAAACTCATCTATGTACAATAACCCACTTCCTAAGGTTATTGTTTTTTTAGTCCTTTTTTCTTTTTCTGCTCCCATTTAATTTTCCTCCTTTTTTTCTAATTTATTAAATTCATAATATGTTTCATAACATTTTTCTTCATTTTGCCATTCTCTGTCTTTATTGTACTCTATCCCCAAATTATCAAGCCAATTTTCAATTTTTTGTTCTAGCAGTTTATTGATTTTGTTGTCATATACAGCAATTGCAATTGTATTATTATCTATATTATTTATATTATCTGCTCCTCCTGATGCCTTTTCAATTGCATATACAATGTATGGAAATGGTGGTGTTTTGGGAAATCTATTTTCTTTTATATTTTCTATTTCTGTAATAGTTTTTAAGTCTTCTTCTAGTTTCACCTTCCAACCACTTCCTCTACTTTTTTTATATAATCATTAACTGCCTTTCTTTCGTTTTTCTCTATAAAGTCATTTTTTCTCGATTTTTTGCCGTTTTTTAGTCTGTGTCCATGTGCAATAAGATGTGATAATCTATATTCTGGATCTTTTACATACCATGTATATGTAATATGTCTTTTACTTTCACTCGTTTTAACGGATGTTATATTTTTCTTATAATTTCCTGTTCTTTTTGGAGCATCCTTCTTGGTGTTCTTAACAAGCTCATCTTTTACTTCTTTTGCTATATTTTTTATATCTTGCGTAATTTCTTCATTGTATAATTTTAAAGTATCTGATATAGCATCTTTTAATAATTCTATTTTTATTGAATTACTCATTTACTGTTTCTCCTATCAAAATAATTCTTTCATGTTTTAACATATAATCATCTGCATTTATAATGTTAAATACTCTATTTTTATACTTTATTCGGTAAATTTCAGTATTAAATACTATATCTTCAAGTTTTTTGTGATATAAAATGTCAAATATGAATGTATTTTTACTAATTACTGAACCAATATTTACATATTCTTTTCCATTTGCTTTATTAATTCCTGCGTGTCCAGAATAATATTTATTCCAATTTTCTGTTTTTTCATCCATTTTTTCTATTAATATAGACTTATCTCTTGTCATTTTTTCTCCTCATTTCTTGCTTTATTTGCAAACAAAAATCATCTACTAGTTTCTTTACATTGTTTGAAATTGTGTCAGTAGGAGAGCTATTAATATACAATTCTTTAATAATTAAAAGAGCACTTTGTTGTGCTCTTTCGTCATCTTTTGGATAATTCTCTCCTATTCCACCTTGTAGATATTTGTCTGCTACTTTTATAAGCCTTTCTACGTTTCTTTTTACACTTTCGTCTGGTTCATCAAGAGGAATAAAATCACAAACTTCTTGTACAGTTACTACATTTGTACTATTTACATTAGTCTCTTTCATAGTGAAGTATTTCACCTCCTATTAAGCTTCAGGAATACTTTCATCTTCCCCTTTAGGTTCTGTCGCTTGTGTCTCTTGTTTTTCTGCTACTTCTTTTGTTTCAAAAGAAACATAATTATAGGCACCTTTATCAGCTTGAACTACATCATATCCTTCCATTACTCTTAATGTGGTTTGATTTTTATTGAAAGCAAAATGTTCAGAAATGGCAAATTGCAAATCTTCTCTTTCCATAAAGTCGCATCCAGCTTTTGTAGAACCAACAAACATAGGGGCTTTACCTTCTGCTATATTAGCTAATTCTTTATCTGCATATACTTTAATTGGTAAGCTTTGGAACATTTTTTCAGTTGCATTCATTGGATTTGGTTGTAATATACCTCTTCCAATATTGTCTTTTTCTGCATCCATTATTGCGAAACCTGTTTGATTTGTAACAATCACACCATCTATTAAGCAAGATGGATCAATTTCTTTAGTTATATGTTCTTTTAACGCATCAAGTCCTTTAACAGCTACTGCGGTTTTGTCTTTCTTTAATGTATTGAATATATCTCTATTTTCTGTTCTTACAGCTTTTCTCACAAACCATTTATTTAGATAAGCAAGTAAACTAGCTTTTTCATTTCCTAGTACAATATTAGAAATATAAATTAGTTTTCCTTTCCATTTAATAGTCCATGGTTGTTTGTCAAATTTTGGATTATTTGATTCTCCAACTGCTGTTCCATCCTCAAAATCATCTAAAAATCCAGTATCTTCTGTTTCGAAATTAGTTGATCCTGATAATGTAGTTACAGGAATTACATTTACTAATTCTTTTGCAGATTTATAAGATTTTCTTAATTCTCTTATTTCTGTTCGTACATCTTCTGGAATTAAATAGTTAGTTCCAGATTCTGTTGGTTCTCCTTCTACTACAATAGCATTTTCTGCATCTGTTAAGGCTTTTCCTTTCATTAATTTTGCTATAACCGCAAAACCACTAGCTTTTTTGTCTTTTAAAGTTTTTTCTATTTCCTCATCTGTAATTTTTTCTTTTTCACGATTATGTAATTTTTCTGCAACTACATATTCTCTTTCTAATGCTTCTATTTGATTGATAGTTTTTTCTGCGTTTTCTACATCTCCATTTTCTAAATATTCATTTGCTAAATCACTTAATTTTTGAATTTTTGCATAAATTTCTTTCATTTTTTTATTCATAATCTTCTTTTCTCCTTTTCTTTTTTAATTTTGTTTATTTTTAATAAAAAGAGAAGAATTAATCAATTTAAGTTTGTTTCTGACTAATTCTTCTCTTTTTGATTTTTCTACATCCTCTATTGGATGTCCATTGTTGTCTTTTAATATTTCTCTACTTTGTGAGTTTTCAATCTTTTGTGTTTTGTTGGTTAATTCAACTAAATTTTTAGGTACATTTTTATACATCGAAAATAAATTTCTATCAACACATGCTGCAACTTGATTAGCACTTTGCAATAAATTAACGTTAAAATACTCGTTCATTTCATCTGCACTTAGCCACGATTCTTTAGCAATTAAATCTTTTATTTCTTCTTCTGTTATTTTTGCCTTTGCCAAATACATTGGCATCATTGTGCTATTTTCGATTTTGTCTAACATATTGATCGCATCTTGTAATTCAATCGCATTACCATATGCAGAACACATTGGTTTATGAATCATGACAACACTATTTTTGTATAAATAAATATTATCAGCTACCATTAGCAAAAACGATGCTGCTGACGCTGCTATACCATCTACATAAGCATTAATAGTTATATTTTTTGTTTTCAGTCTTTCTAACATTGAAATCATAGCAGAAGTAACAAAAACGCTTCCTCCAGGACTATTAATATACAAATTTAATATGGAAATATCTCCTAAATTATCTAGTTCTTCCTTAAAGTCCATTAATGCAACATCTGTTTTGCTTTCTTCTCCTGTCCACCAATCTACATACTTCTCTAAGCATATTTCACCATATATATAAATGTCTGCACTAATATTAGTAATATTTTTAATCTCATAAAATTTCACCTTATTCACCTCCTTCATCTTTTATATATTGCTTGCCCATCATTTCAACTGGAATCATACTTCCATTTCCTATTAGTCTATCTCCTCCTGGTTTAGATGGCATATCTAGATGAGCCCTTGCCTCATTTGGTGTATATATACAATGATCTACTGCTGTAGATAAACTGTCCATTTGTGTTTTTAAATCTGCTCTTAACAGTGTTGCTATGTTAAATTTAAAATAATATCCTTCTGCTATTTCATCTTCAGTTAATATTTTGTAATTTAATTCATCTTCGTAATGTTTTAAAATATATAATAGTGTATCAACGTAAAATGCAAGTTGCTGAGCTTCAGCACTTGCATAACTTGATTTTGAATAATCATTAATTTGATTTGGTTTTATCCCAAAAGCTGCTGCAATTTGTAATGCACTATATTTTTTTAACTCTACGAACTCGTTATCTGCAAGCTTAATATTAAGTGGCTCAAGTGTAGAGCCAATTGGTACAGGAATTATCCCTTTTGTTCCATCGACCTTTCCTTCAGCATAATTTTGAATATTTTCAACAAATGTTTTTGTATTTTCATCATTCAAATTGCCAGTATATTGTAGAACTGCTTTTGCAGTAAAACCATTATCATACATTTTATTTAACATCTTCTGTGCCTTGTTATTGCCTATAATCGTTGTTCTTAAAATGTCTCTTACGCTCATACCAAGTAATCCATCAAATGTAGTTGATGTTTTAAAATGTAATACTTCATCACTAGATAAAATATATCTTTTTCCACCTACAGTATAAACATAAAATATATCTCCTAAATCTCTTAACGCTGTACTTTTATTATAATACATAGTAACTTGCGAATTAGGTAATATCCATAGTTTCATATTCTTTCCAATTCCATCTCTCCATACATAAGCATTTCCAAAATGACTTCTTATATGTTCTACTGTATTCCAAAACGTTGTGGAATCCATAAATGGATTTGGCCTATACCTGATAATTCTATATGTTGTATGATTTCTGGCCTCTTGTGGTCCTTTATCTTTATCTTTTTTCATTAGTTTTAATGATAGCTTTCCTAGTGATTCTCCTAAGACTCGCAAGCAAGCAAAATATGTAGCTTCAGATAATTCTTTTTCGTCTGTTCCTCCTAAATTCAAAAAATCTATTAATTGATTTAGTGTTATTGTTTCTCTTTCCTGTGCTTCTTGCGACGCTTTTATATTTCCTAAATTAAATATATTTTTTATATTTTTAAATTTAATTGTTCTCACCTCTTTTCTTTTTCTACTGTTTCCATCCCATTATTTTTAGATATTCCTCTACTTGTTTACTGTAATCAATTTGCTCATCCTTAGATAATTTCATATAAGCTATATGTGCATCTATCATTGCATCTATTGGATCAATTCTTTTTGTTTTTGATGTTGGTTCTTTATCTACTTTCTTCTCTCCAAAAGAATTTTTAACAATTTTAGCATTAGATGTACTCCAACTTAGTAATCCATTTGTTTTTTCATATTTTATTTTTTTAGATTCAATATTTAATTGAATATCAACTGTACCATCATTTAAAAATCTTGCTGACTGTGTTATTTGTAATAATGGAACTCCAAATATTTCTAAATCTTGTAAAAATGTGTCTGCATTATG